GTATCTATGACGTATGTATTTAATAGATGCTCTTATCTGACCTTGAGGGCTAAGGTCTCGATACCAAGTGGATCGCATTTGACCCAGCCCATAGTGAGAGCCATTCCTAGCCTTTGGATTCCATCTGGATTCGTAATGTATAAGCCAATTAAAACATTGAAACTCTCGCCAAGTAAGAAGGTTGTAAGCATAAAGTTTTAAATTCATATTTGCTTTTGATGGCGTTGGATTTATTATTGTAATGAGAGCTGCGATTAGCGTCGTAGCCATCAGGCGAAGACAAAGGCCCTCCCTCGACCTCCGCTTTAGGGCCAGCTCTGCGCCCGCGCTATGGCGAGATGGTAACATAGTTGTCAAGTAGGTTAACATAACCGCAGGTCAAAGGCTTATTAGCCTTCTAACTCCAATACTTTCCTTACATCTATCTCATTTGCTCCATTAAGCCCAATTATGGCTTCTTTCAGCTTCTCTCTGCCATCTCCGTGAAACTTAGTCGTTAGGTAAGGCTCAGATAAACTGCCTTCCAACCAAGTAACTTGCTCTCCATTTGGATCAATCACTACATCTCCAACAAATACAAATTTGTCTAAAATGGCTTCTCGAGACGATTCTCGCACCGACTCAACTATTTCACTAGGTATATTGGCTTTTACCCATTCGACTAATTTGCGTTCGCTTAGCACATTCCACTTAAACTTTGGCTTGGTCGTCGTTATGTATGCGATTACCTCATCGCCTAATTCAGCCTTGACTCGATCAGCTCCTAGATTGTCCATCTCGGTCTTGAGTTCGGCTCTTAGCTCGTCTTTGAGTCGCTTCGCTTGGTCTGCTAACAGGCTTATTGCCGCTAGTTTCAAGCTTAGGTCTTTGATTGTCATTGTCTTACTCTCCCAAATGTCGATTTGTTTAGTATTTCATTTCCTTTTTCGCCGACCGACCAAATTGAAATGGCATACCAAGAAAGCTTGGCTTCGCCTTCTCTGTTGATAAAAGGCACATTTGGCGGTAGCAATATGCAATAGGCTGATGAATTCCACAAGGTTCTTACCCATTTGCCATTTCCATTCAAAGGCAACAAAGCAATTCCATTGTTATGATCCAACCATTTATCTACCCAATTTGATGGTTTACTGTATGGCGGGTTCATCCACACAAATCCATCCCATTTTTGAGCCAATCCATCATCTTTCATACTAAACCAACGTTTAGCCGGTGTATGTAATGGCCCTTCTTCTGGTGCGCATACATCCAAATCAAATTCACAACCTAATTCATCGAATATGTATTTAGGTGTATAGAGCTCATCATTCTTCGGATAGCCCTTTGTATTCTTGCCGCTTCTCATTCTGCTCCCTTACTTTCGCTCGTCTTAATCTGGTCTCTAATGAACTTAGGCTTATGCCCATATCTCGGGCTATAAACTCTTTATCGAAGCCCCACTCAAGCATTTGACGGATATATCTGATTGAGTGGATTCTTCGCTTTACTTCTCCTTGCTCGCCCATCCGTCTCCTTTGAAATGGGTCGGTGTTGGCGTCCATACTCGCCACATCCTCACCCCACAATTCTGACAGATTACTTCCTTCGGAGCGTCGAATCCGAGTGCGACATCCGTAATGGCTTCACATTTATCGCACTTGAACTCATATATCGGCATCTATAAACCTCTCAAGTGTGGCGTTGCCGTTCCAGTAGCGTTCTTTAATGCGCTCTTGCCCATCAGCTATTCGGCAGATTCGGCATTTAGCGTTTCTCATCTTGTAATTGCCACATTGATCGCAGCGGCCTATCTCATCCTCTCGATTAATTACTCGATCTACTGGATCAAATAGGCGCTGCTCATAGCAGTTCTGACATTCCATTAACCAGACTTCGTCGCCTTCGGTTATCTCACTATCGTATTTAGTTACGAAACTGTGGACTGTCACCTTCTTACAAGGCCCACACTTGAAAGGATGTGCGTCTTTCACTTCTGAAATACCCATTTACCATCTGATCCAATTCTCATCCATTTAGCTGGATGGCCGGATTTCGGTCTTGGGCATACCCAGCCCCGATATTCTTTGCCTTCTTTTGTGCCTTGTTTAAGAATCATCGGGCCACAACCTTCGTTGCATAATGGCACTTCATCTACTACTTCCGCGCCGAATTCCGCTGCGATAGCCGTAACATCCCAGACAATCGGTTCAGGGTCGTTTGGTCTTGTCTCTTTAATAAATTCGGCGAGTTCAGGCTTGGTCGTCTGAATTGGTTTCTTAGGTGCTGTGTTTGGTTTAGCGAAGTAAGAAGCAAGATTAAGTGCGCGTCCCAAGCTGCCAGTCTCCGCAAGTTCCAAAGCATATTGTTTTGACTTTGATTCTGAGCTAAGGCCCGTCGTCCAAGCCACAGCATCAGCCTCAGTCCTATATAACTCACATTTGACAATGTAAACATCGCAATTAGGAGTAAGCGACTCTTCAAGTACGTGAGTCTTGATTCGATAATCTGGGTAATCATTTATGAACTCTTTCAATCGGTCTTGCACACTTACATAATCATCAAGGTAATTCGACATTTAATTTCTCCCGTCCGGCGAACTCGTCGATCGCCATCTCTAATTGCTCTTTTAATGTCCAGAACGTTCCGTCTGGCCAGTTTTGCACCTCATCGGCGCAAGGTTGGCAATAGAACCGCACTTGAGCCTTTCGGATTGGTGTTTCACTTTGCACTTTCCATACAGCTGGCGTCTGGGCTTTTAAGTGCCAAGTACCATCTTTCATTTGTCCATAACGGCTCTTACAAATATCGCACCATTGGTGCTGGTTATAGTTGCGAGTCAGACTCAACGTCATCCCAATCTTCCGGTGTAGAAAATCGGCATCGACCCAAGATAGCGGCGTATCCAATGAGATCGAGATACGAATCCTCGCGCTCTGGACTTTCCACCATTCGGCTGAGTTTTGTCGCGATAAAGACGAGCGCCACGTCAGCTGGGTCTCTGAGCTGAATACCGAGCAGCCTCGCGATTTTGTAAATGCGTAAAAGATTGAATCTCGGATCACCATATTCAAGCCCCCTGTCATCGAGGGTGTTACCAGCATCCGAGAGCCAGTCACTTAACGATCTCTCTGACATTTAAGCTACTCCGTCCTCGTTTATAACCCTCGTTAAAAGCTTTCGCTTTGATGGCGACCATTGTGCGAACGCCTAAGTAATACACCGATATAACGGCTACGAAAATGATGGCGTCATTGAACATCGGCGTTCACCCCGAATCGGTCTAGCCAATAGGCTGAGATTTCTTCGCGGCTTAACCGCCCTCTCACTGATTTTCTACCTAGCGATTCGATTGCGTATCTGCGAATAATCTGGCCTTTAACGTAATTTTTACCGTCAGACCAAGCGCCAGAAGTAGAATCAAATCGAATTACTGCTGGATTATTTATCACTTATTCTCCCGTTCTGTAACCCTTAAATGGATTTACGGGATAAATGTATTTAATTAAATCTATTTAGACAAGTAAGAGTTCGGAGTGTCGGATATCTAGGAAGCCACAGAGCTTCTCAACCTTGCCGCTGTTGGCGAAGTCGGTCTTATCTGGAAGGGCCTTTAATTCCCACTCAGGCTCGTTTATAGCCCCTAAATCGAACTGATAGACCCCTTGTGGGGTGGAGTTGATATAAAGCGTCCGAGCGCCCGTTCTAGCCCTTATATCGGCCAGATAATCCCATTTCTTCTTCTCAATCAAAAGAGTGGGGTAATGAGTGCGGCGGCACTTCATCTCGATATAGGCGTCGTGGGTAATGCCGTCAGCTCGGTCGGTCGCCGATAGTGGCGTTAAGTCCGGATAAACCGACTTAAGAGCCTCGAATAACTCGACCTCGCGAAGGTAAATTAGACGTCTTCCTCGCCATCTTCCCACCCGATTTTTCTAATCGGATCTTGTGGGTCGATTACCCAATCAGGCCAAGCGCTTCGATCCATAGCAAAAGCAAGAGCCAAGCCTTCATCCATTCCATTACGGCGACAAGTCTCGTAAATCTCTTTACAGGCAATCGCCCAGAAATCAAGCTTGGTAGGCAGCTCTTTAACTGTGCGGCGAGATTTAGCTGTTTTCTTGACCGGCTTCTTAACGCGCTTTCTTGTTGCCATTAGCCCCCACCTTCTTCGATAGGGCTAATTCTAACTGAGACTCCATTTTATCAAGGCGCGACACTATGGGGATATTTTCTAATTTGATTATGTAACGAAGGCCAGCGATTAGTAAAGCGATTGATCCGAGAACCGAAGCTACGAATCCAGCGATAGTATTTGCATCCATTACCGGACTTTGCCGTAACGCTCGTAATTAGGGTTGAGCCAGTTGATAATGCTAGGCAAGACTGATACCAGCGCCGCATTTGCAATCGCATCGACATCCCAACCCACCGCGAGATAGGTTGCTAGGGCTGTTGCTAGGAATGTCTTGGCCCAGCTTTCCGCCATCTTCTTTAAGTCGCTCATTTCTGTCTCCTTCAAGATCGAACCATTTGCCGTCATTGTCTGCCAAAGTTGTAAAGCTAATATGAAAGTGCGAGCGGTGAGGGTTAGCGCCTTTGTATTTCCGGCGCTTCCATCCCAATATAGGACTCATAATCTTGCCATCGTAAATAATATATTTAATGCGCTTATCTCCGCGCTTGGCACACTTGCGAATCTTTTCCACCAGCGCATAAGTTTCCTCAGGATGCGCGTTGAGATTGGCGTCTATATCTAAAGCTCTAACGATTCCGTCTCTTGGAATATGGTCAGAAGTGCCTTTGGCAACGTGACGAGCATCAGCCACCCAACCATCAGACTTACGATCGCGATCAGGATAATCATCGTCTATCTGCTCTCTGAGTTGTTGCCCAGCT